GCAGAACTTAATCTGACCCTCTAAACTTTGCAGAGTTTAGATCCAAACTCCACGCAAAAAGAGAGAATCCGCGTCTCTGCTGGACGCTGATTTATGGATTTACATTCCACAAGCGAGGCAAGCCACGAAAGTAGTGGAAGGAGAAATCCTCGGCCGTAGATCTGAATTCTCTCACTCGAAAGTGATCACCAGAAAACTTAGATATCTTTACGACCTTTATGATGCTGGGCAGTGAAACACCATTTGAGAACAAATTGGGTTCCTGCCACGGAAATACTACACTGAGTCTAGGACCAGCGTATGCGTTGGTAAAGGAATCCCCCATCACAAAGGGGGTAAACCGATCACCGCGTAGTGCTCGTGTCACTTCAACCATCCCGTCTCCAGTAAGGACGTAGTGAAATACAATTCCACCACGCCATCCATGGAATGCGTGTAACAGAAAGTTGAACAACGAGGTGTTCTCAAGAGTCGCTCCCGTAGGAACGTCTATTTCAGAAAGTGAGGTGAATTCACCTGGAGAAATTGGCTCAAAAACAACGGTGGGGAAGGGAATTTTCAAGAGTTCCCTAAAACTCAAATTTTGCTCTCCTACCAGAGCGCGAATAAAGTACTCACTTTTGTCGAGAGGACCTCCAAAGTGCTTGGAGGCGGGAACTAAAGTGGCTTCTTCAATCACATTGGCCTCTGCTCGCAGACGCCGCGTGGGTGAATGATCTTCAATTACATTCTCGTTAGCATTCCGCAGATAGGTAACGGAATAAATGTATGAAGAAATGTCTCCAGACCTCACCCTTAGTCCGGCAGCGTACCCAACGCTGCGACGATTCCAATTAGGGGACGTGAACGTGTTGGATCCACCGTCCCACGAAAGGATCAGTGTACCAATCCAGGTAACCGTCGCGACCTGCTGTGGCTGAGCGTAGTTTGAGAGGTCATTGGGGAAGTACCAATCAGTAGGAACATACCGTGCAAACACCTCAGGAGTACCACCCATGGAGACAGGTGGACCCGCTGGCGGCATGGTACGCAATGCTATGTTAAAAGCCGTGTAGACTACACCCGAATATATACGAAGCTCGCCGCCTGGCGAGACCGTCAGATCCAGATTGACTATACTAGCGGTCGGATAGAAAAGAAGAGTGTCAGTCGTACTGGGGACTGTGACACCTTCAATCGTGCAGGTTCCTGAAAGTGCCCGACAAGAAATACCAACTGTGCGATTTCCAAACTGGTCTGGAACAACACACCCGATTCTAAGTTGGGCGTCAGAAGTGTATGCCAATGCCATTTCTCCCCTGTTCACATTCGAATCTTCAAACCAGTAGGGCCCTTGTACTGACGTTGTTGACGCAATTATACCTGGGGCCCCTCTAGCTTTCACAGCATTCGTGGGTTTCATGCTGGGCAGGAAAGAAGGGAGAAACGAGGGCCTAAAACTAGGAAAATACAAAGGTTTTTCACTAGAAGTATCCGAGGGTTCAATGCTCGGGGTCTCGCTCGGAAGAGCAGAGCTAGTAACACTCGGAAGTCCACTGGGAATTTCTGAGGGACCGGCACTGGGGAGCTTAGACGGCTCTGCGCTTGGGATTGCACTGGGAATGTTCGATTCCAGGAGGCTAGGAACTTGGCTTGATGCCTTTGAGGGCTGAAAGCTGGGTTGTTCCATCACTCCTGAGGGAGCAACACTTGGGAATTGGCTACCCATTTGAATGAGAGTTGGCTGCGGAGTTTCTTTCGGGGGAGTCAGAAAAGGAGCAGCTGTTGCAGATTCGCATGAGGTTGTTTCGCTAAGCATTCCAGCAATGCAGGTACGTTCATCCATTGTGGGAACAGTTTCCTGAATGGCCTGCATGGAGTAATTGCCCGGGAGTTGACCGGTGTACCGGCCCCATTGCATGTCTTCTCCAGCCCTGGCCCAAACATTCACATAGATGGGCATAGGGGCTGCGTTTCCACCATTCACGTAGTCAATTAGCTTTATAATTATATGACCGTTGTGACATTCTTCCTGATACTGGCCAGGTAAGTGCCACTGCGTTTCATATACAATAGGATCATCCCAAGTTGGGTGATACGTACGCAAAGCCGGGAACCGAGAGGAGTGACCGACAGTCATCTCAAACACCTGAGAGTTGGAGGAATCCCATATATAGTGTTCGAGGAAATCTTCTTCAGGAAGGCGAAGCTCGTCTCCGAGGTCCGCCTGATTGAACCCGAGTGGGTCATAAAAGATTCCCAAGCGAATCGAGACTAGCAAGGGACAAAACACTTCAAAACGATATTCCATAGCACCTCTGTAGAAGGAATGGAACAGGCCCGGACCTGCACAAGCTGCTGGGCGTTGGCCGACGATTATCTGTGGAGTCACGTTCATTGTCCATTCGACCCGTCCAACGATTGGTGTCGGTTGAACTACGAAGGAGGTAGCGAATGTCCACTTCCTGGATATGTTGGCGAAATTCATTTCATCACCGCTTCCTGTGGGAAGAGAGGGGCTGACCTCACAACTAGGTTGAGCAGCCAGCACGTCGGCGTATTCATCACCAGCAGCATTGGGGAAATAGGCAGATGGTCGGCCGTTGGAATGGCTGACCGGCTTTGAGAACCCCATTAACTGGAGAGCATTGCCGAATTGCTTCACAATCTCCACTGGAGTTTTCAGTCCACTGAGAGGTGTGGCAGAAATTAGTGGTAGATTCAAGACATCATTCGCCATATTTGTGGCTCTCTTGATTTTGGTAGAGATCTTCTCTCCTCCAATGCAAGCGCCTTCCTCAAGCAACTCAATGAGTTGGCGACCATTGTCTGCTGCCTTTATGTGGAGAAAGCCGTCTTCCGATGAGACTACTTCTACGGGGCACAACCATTCTTCATCTATATCTCGAACGTATTCGAGTTCAGAGGTGAATGGGTATGCCTGATGGTACGCGGCGACAATTGGACGAAGCACTGGATGGAAGGCGCACAGGTAGCAATAGCCATGGAAATGCTCCCACCATTCACTTGCAGGTATGTAATTGCGTGTAGCGGCATACTGTGCAATAGAGGAGTTTGGTGGAAGTATGAGAGCCATATTGCTCCTCCACCGCCTCAGGTTGTCAACTTTTGAATTGGCCCCTAGTGTTCCAGGGAACTGAGTGTACTCAAAGGGATAAAATCCAAGACCGTTCTTGGCGGCTGCGATATGTCCACTTCCATCAGCACGCTGAATCAGTGAGGTTAGTAACATCCATTTTCTGTCCAAGGATCTCGTCCATTCAAAAGAGGAGGCCTTCGGAAAAGGCCCATGATACAAGGCAATGAGGGGGCGAAGTCTACGTGCAAACATTTCCAGATAACAATACCCATCACAATGTGGGATGGAAGCGGGAATGTAACACAGATCTTCCAGAAATGTGCGAATGTCGCACTGGAAGAAAATGATTTCTTCCATCTGGCGTTTGTAGCGCTCAAGGTTCTCATGTCTTCGGATCATCTCCGTTGGGTCAGTGACATCTATAGATGAGTCTAGTATCACTGCGTCACCTTGGCTGGGACTTAAATCAGTGATAGGCTCAAATGGAGTATGACGACCGGATTCCGCAGTAGCTGAATGGGACGCAGTAGCTCCGTACAAAGAAAAAGAAACAAATTCACCATAAATGCGAATGGTGATAGGATTTGCTTCAGTTCCAGAGGTGGTGAGAGGCACTAACTGAGCGACTGTGACAGTGGGTTTCAATTCTTCATTCAAGTCGTGAGAAAGGTGAGAATGATACGGACTGACAAACGGGACGGTGAGTTCCCAGACATTGGATTGTTCTCCAATACGCAATTGGATATGTGGCCGTTGTGACATTAAGCAGTGGAGTGATTGAGAATTAGGATCGAGATCACCTTCGCGATCGGGACCGTAGGAAATGCACGCCAGTAGACAGCCAGTCACCGTACCAGGCGCCGTAGCGACAAAGGTGAGTTTCACCCCAGTAGTGAGGTGGGCTGTATTGGTGGAACGCGTCTCAAAAATCTTCTGTTTCGTCATCTCCACCTGGGGGCAGAAGGTGTCTACACCAATGAGAGGTAGTTTGATCTCACGTATTGCTTGACGCCGGAGCAAGAATTGATCCGCGATAGACTCAGGATTGAGGGGGAGGTGTTCGACGTCGTTGGCAACGTAGCCTGCTGTGTCTTGTTCTTCACCTTCAATAGTGCCGATCAATCGACTGGTCTCTTCTTCGACTTCGGATTCAGCAATGAATGGGACGTGTTCGAGTAGATCATATTCTTCAAACAGCTTCATGCCTACGTCCTGTACGTCAAAAAGTCTCTCTTGAGGTTCGTAAAAGGGTTTTCTTTCAGCCAGAATTTCATCGAACGGCGTAAAGAGAATCGGATCCTTGTATGTATTGGGTGCGTTGTCAAAATATGCATGGAATCGTCTCTGAAGCTCCTCGTAGCAGGCTCTGCCGCCATAAAATGCCTCAAGCATGGCGGTGCGAGTTTGCTCACATTGGTACTCGGCTTCAGTCATTTCTTTACTAGGTTGATGTAAATGAAAAGGACGAAGATAAGACTTTGGAGACGCCACTGCAACATTGGCCTCTAATTCAGGATGCCAGTTGTAGTATCTCTTAAGAAATTCGCACTCAGGAAAGGTCTTGAACCGAAAAGAATCAGACTTATCAGCAGCTGTGAGTCTCATGCCGTACATTTTTGCTACCCCTACGAGATGTTCTTGGGTCCAGCCAGCTTCCCGGAAGAAGTCGCTTACGGCTCCCACAGAATCATCTCCTAGTCCGCCTACGGCGAAACAATCAAGGAATTTGTGTTCGTTACGGTCGATCTTCTTTTCGTGGCAAAACCTAATGTAAGAAATCGCCATGAGCAAGATGATAACAATCCCATTTTTGTGGGCAGTAAAAATCATACCGGATACCAGAAGGTCTTCGAGAAACAACACTACACCGAGAAAGTCGATGGGGGTCTCATCACCCAGAGCCATTGCTTTCCGTAGCATGTCGAGGTCTTCGTCATTGCTGTACAGGTGTCTGGCGACACGCATGCACAATACATTCACAAAATTTCGAAAGACGATGTTTTGGGTAGTATCAAACTTCTCGAAATCAAGATCGAAACAATTGTTACAGAATTGCGGTGAGGAAAACATCTTTAC